GTTTACCTTCGCCACGGACAAGACTACCACAAGCACGATGTGGGTTAAAAAGCCGTCCTCTTTTAAATCCCTTTTAGGCGGCGTGAGAGGGTCTATTTTGGATTCTTTCGGCGGGGGCGAGTATATCTTTGACCGCTTCAGAATCGAGCTTAAAAACGCACGAGGGACGGACAGAGGATTTACAATTAGATATGGCAAGAACCTTGTTTCGTTGAAGCAGAACCAGAACTGCGAGAATGTATATACTGCTGTATATCCGTTTTACTACTCAGGTGATACGCTTGTCGATCTGGGTACAACTGTGGATATTGCAGGGACTTTTGATTTTGAGCGGGTGCTTTCTCTTGACCTGACAGATAAGTTTGATGATGTACCAACGAAAGAGCAGATCAGGGCGGCGGCTGTTAAGTACATCGAGGATAATGACATTGGCAGACCGAAAGTTAATCTGAAGGTGGACTTTGTAAAGCTGTCGCAGTACAGCGGCTATGAGGAATATGAACCGCTTGAAGATATTCGGCTTTGTGATACTGTAAGCATTTACTTTGAAAAGCTAGGAGTCAGCACTTCTGCGAAGTGCATTGCGATGGACTTTAATCCGCTTACTGAGCGCATAACATCCATTGAACTTGGAGATGCGAAGAATACGCTTGCGGATACAATAGCGGATCAGGAAACACGTTGGCGAGATCAGAGCAACGTTACAACGCAGATTGGTGAGCAGATCAGCCGCGCAACGCAGTTGATCACGGGTAACAAAGGCGGGCATCTGCTTATCTGGAACAGTGACACACGTCTGCCGGAGTATCCAAACGAATTGCTGATCATGGACAAGGAAACTGTGGCATCTTCTACGAAGATCTGGCGATTCAATAAAAGTGGATGGGGCTACAGCTCAAACGGCTACAATGGTCCGTTCAATCTGGCGGCTACTATGGAAGGTGAAATCAACGCTGATTTCATCAAAGCGGGGAAAATTACCGGAATTGAGATCAATAACGGCAATGGCACGTTCAAGGTTGATTCTTCTGGAAACTTAACCGCAAACAGTGCAACGCTGACAGGATCCTTTGCGGCAGGCAGGACAAGCATTGACAAGAGCGGCAACTTTACTGTAAAGAATGCTAACAACGCTGAAGTGTTTAAGATAGCTTCCACGGGTGCTGTAAAACTCGGAAGCATGAAGATAAACACGAACGGCGCAATGTCTGTGGGATCGTCAGACAGTTACAGTACAAGTGATAACTTTTACATTACAAATGCGGGGGCTGTAAAAGCAGGAAAGCTGAAGATTAATTCAAGCGGTGCGTTGTCCGTAGGTTCTGCTACAAGCTACAGCACGAATGATCCTTTTTATGTGACGGATGCGGGCGTGCTTCATGCAAATGGTGCTGTTCTGAAAGGCAGTTTTACTGCAGAAAACACGCAGACTGGATACAAAGTCCAGATGGCAAACGACGGACTTCTGCATTTCTTTTATAACGGCACGGATTACGGGCAGATGTATGTTCAGGACGGTTCGCTGTGGATTAAGTACGATAACGCAAGCATCCGACTTTTTTACAATCCGACAAATAACACGATTCAGATGGACTGCGGGCAGGCGCTGTTAAGAATCGAGCATGTGAGTAACGGACTGGGACAGACTCTTGACGATATCTTTGTGAAAGCAGGAAATACAATGCTTTCTATGGGAGATAATTCGATTTCCATTATGTCAGGCACAGGGAGCGGCTTTAAGGCAGATTCAACCGGGGCTTACGCAGTAGTAAACGGCACTCAAACAAAACTTGCATGACGGAGGGCTATAAATGGCACTTTCAGTTTACACGTCGACAGGGATAGTACATGAAACCTCTGTCGATTTTACAAAGCGGGTTCTGGCGGAGCCTGTGCATCTCGTCCAGTACGATGCGTCACTGCCTGTGTTGGGCGTAGTTGTTTTTGATGCGGGTCAGTATATAACGCTGACGGCATCCGATACAGTTTCAATCCGTATGGATAAAAAGGATGGAACTTTTATTTATAACCCGGCTCTGGGAATGTCCGCAGATGGTCATACAGTCTATGTACAGATTACTCCGCAGATGACTGCAAATTATGGGCGTTTTGAGCCTGTTCTTGAACTTCTACGTGGTAACGGCTATGGGTGTTCAAGTCCGATCCCGCTGTTTATTGATGTAAATCCTGTCCCCGAGAATGAGATTGAATCCACAAGCGAGTACGGAACAATTATTGAGATACGGAACGAAGTACAGAAATTGAAGGACGAAACGCAGGAAATTATTGATTCGTCCGTCATGACTTTTGATGAGGCGGCAACAAGAGAAAATATTGTTTCCGGGGAAAGCCTTTCAATTATCATGGGAAAGGTGAAAAAGTGGTTTGCCGATTTGAAAGAAGCCGCTTTTTGTGGTGTTGCAAATAATTTAGTTACGCCTGCGGACACTTCCGGATTAGTTTTAGATGCCAGAAAAGGCAAGGAATTGAAAGACTTACATGATACGAATGCAAGCGGTATTGCATCGTTAAATAGCAGTTTGACAGTCACCGAAGAATATTTGCCATTTACATACAAAGACAAAACCGTCAATATCTATTTTCGTAAATACGGAAAGATGATAACGGTACTAATGGCAAAAGATAATGAGGCTATGGTTTTACCCACATCATGGACATCAGTCGGCAATCTTACTAACATAAAGCCGCCGAGTGATAGATACATTTCGTTCGTCTCTTCAAATGGTTGTACAGGAGTAATAAGAATATATTCTAATGGTGGCGTGCTTATTTCAGGCCACTCCTCAAACCCGATGTGGTTACAATGTTCAGCTACAACAATATTATAAGAGCAGAATAGCAAGCAAAGCGGTTGTTTTGCTGAAAGTTTGAATGGTTCCGTATCAGCAAACACGATGACAGCGGTATAGGACTATCTAACGATACAACTGTAACTCATCAACTACACCACAAGAAAGGGGTTTTATCATGGATAAATTAATTTTACATGACGGCACACAGTACACCGTCACAAGCATCAGCGACACGGACGGGCTGACCGTTTCCATCCTGTCGGAGGGCACACTTCAAGAGGCCTACTCCAAATTCACGGACTCCACCGCCACAGACCAGATGGAGTTACAAACCGAGGGCGGCACAACCATCAAGATGTACAACGGCTATACGCACATGCTGTCGCTGTCCCTTATCGCAGATTTTCCGTTTACGGAAGATGAGATTGCCGATATCGTGCAGGTGCGCTTTGAACAGCCAGACAGACTGCAGGAGCAGATCACGGAATTGCAGGCGGCGGTTATTGAACTTGCTGAATTGGTTGGAGGTGAAAATTAATGGTCGCATTATACGTTAGATGGATTAAAGCAGGAAAAATGACGCTTGATGAGGTCCCTGTAAGATGGAGAGCGGCTGTCAAGGCCGCTCTGGATGAAGATTAAAGTCAGGGAGAGAATATGTCACCGACATTTACTATGATAGTTACCATTGCTTCTGCAATCACAACCATTTCGGCGGCGGTTATGGTTTTTGTGAATCTGGGAAAAGCCGCTCGCAGACCGCTTGATGTTCAGAATGAACGCATTACGAAATTGGAAATTGCTGTACAAGAACTGCGTACGATTACGGAAAAGCAGATGGAGTATTTCGCCAACGACAAAGCCCGTATAGATGCAATTTCGGACGGATCTTCCGTCATGCAGAGGGCATTGCTTGCCTTGCTGAGTCATGCCATAGACGGCAATAACGATGAACAGATGCGGCACACAAGAGATGAATTGCAGAGATATCTTACGGAACAGAAGGTATGAAGAAGATTCAACAGTTAATGCTGAAGTTCAGTAAAATCATAATTGTTTATGTTCTGATCTATGCGGCGCTATTTACAGCGGCTTGCCTTATGATATACTTTTTCAAAGGAGATGAGCCGATTACGCTGATAACAGCGGTATTTGCGTTTCTTGGAAGTGAAGCCGGCTTGCTTGCATGGATCAAGAACACTGATACGAAGCAGAAAAAAGAAAGCGAGGGCTACAATGCAGACGATTGATATCAAGAGAAAACTTACGTCAAGACGTTTTTGGATTTGCGCGGCGGCGTTCCTTGGCAGTATTGCTTCAAGTATTGCCGGAATCCAGAGCGGTAAAGAATGGGTGACGATTATTGGAGTTGTCTGCGGCACGCTTTCTGCGGCAATCTATGCGGCAACCGAGGCATCCGTTGACAAGGCACGGATTGAGTATGATGAGGGGTTGTAATGACAATACCACGGAAAGCGGCGAAATGGGCACGGAGAATCTGTAGGGACGATTCCCACGGCTATAACAATACATCCGGCAAGCGCACAGGAAATCCTGATTATGCCTGCTCTTCTTTTGTTGCGGCGGCGTATAGGGTGGCGGGGGTGGATGTCCCTGCCGACAGCTACACCCAGACCATGAAAAAGCAGTGGAAACCATACGGATTCAAAGATATGGCGGGTCAGGTAAATTTCCGCACTGGGACAGGGATGAAGGTCGGGGATGTTCTTGTTGCTCCGGGCAAGCATACAGAGATTGTGATTGATCGTGAACACAGGCTTGCAGGTGCAAGGGGCAACCCACGGAGCGGAAAGCCCGAAAACGGCTTACCGGGGGATCAGACCGGACGTGAGATCTCTGTCCGCAAGTACTATGACGATGGATGGACGCAGTGTTTAAGATACAAAGGAAATGACAACGTGGGCGGAGGAAACACGAATGTATGAACAAACGATTTATAACTATTTGCTCCGTGCAGGCTTAACGCCCGCAGGGGCCTGCGGCCTGATGGGCAATCTGCAGGCTGAAAGCGGCATGATCCCGAACAGGGTTGAAATCTTGTGCCTGAAGCGGCTGAAAGAAGCGGGGAAGTATTACACGGATGCGACTTACACAGCATTCGTAGATGATGGCACAATCAGCCGTGAGGAATTCCTGCATCCGCTTTCTGGCAAGCAGTACGGCTATGGGCTTGCACAGTGGACAAGTCCGGGCAGGAAGGGCGCACTGTATGACTACTGTAAGCGGGAAAAAGTTTCTATCGGTGATCTGACCGCACAGCTTGAGTTTCTGATAGCTGAATTGAAAAGCGGCTATCCTGCAGTGTGGGAGACGTTGACCACAACAAGCCTTGTCCGGCAGGCATCAAACATGGTGCTGTATAATTTCGAACAGCCTGCAAATCCTGACAGGCTTGCAGAAGAGCGGGCTGACATTGGTTTTGTTTTCTGGGAAAAGTATGCAGAGAAACAGGGGGGAAAAGGCGGTATGATATCAAACAGCGGCGGAGACGAAAGCGGAAGGATCAATGGCGGTAAGGCGGGGGATCAGACAGGCAAAGAATGGACGATCCGCACATGGTATAACAGACCATGGTCATGCGTACTGAGATATGAAAAGAATCCGGCAGTTCCGGACATGATCGGCACGCTTTCAGTCATGGCGGCGAAAAACAATCATATCGGGTACAATCAGGGCAACAGGGACAGCTATTGGCGGGAACTGCAGAAAGTAGGTTATATCCCTAGTAAGATCAAGACGGATTGTGACGCTGACTGTTCTGCAGGCGTGATTGCGAATGTGAAAGCGGCGGGGCATCTTCTGCACATCCCTGCACTGGAAAACATCAGTGCAACCTATACAGGAAATATGCGGGATGCTTTCCGGCGGGCAGGATTTACAGTATTAACGGATCAGAAGTATCTGACATCTGAAAGATATCTGGAGTATGGGGACATCCTGCTGAATGACGCACATCATACAGCCGTATACGTGGGGGACGGATCTGAGCGGGTAAATGTTCAGCCGAATGCAGAACAGCCCCAGAAAGAAGACCAGAAGCCTCATACAAATGATAAGTTGAATACTGAACCGATATGGGTTGGGAAGGTTACCGCAGATCAGCTTAATGTGAGGACATGGGCCGGGACTGAATATTCTAATATCAAATCGTGGCCAATTCTGAAGTATGGAAATCTGGTTGATGTGTGTGACAGTGTGAAGGCAGCTGATGGTTCAGAATGGTATTATGTAAGGATTGCAGTGAAATACTATGGATTTGTGCATTCAAAATACATTCAAAAGGTTTAAAGAAAATGTTGACATATTAACTCGTTTATGGTATTTTACAATAGAATCAAAATATTTTATGCCATAAGGAGGTATAATATGGACGAAAACAATTTGAGTGTACCTTATATAGTCCATGAAGGCGACATGACAAGGCTGGAGCGCACAAATCGAAGGCTGTGGATCTTGAGTATCATGCTTGTGCTTCTGCTTGTGGGTACGAATGCCGGATGGATCTACTATGAGAATCAATTTCAAGAGGTAGAGACAGTAACTACTCAGGAAGTAGATCAGGATGTTGATACTGGAGAAGGTGCCGCAACAGTTATTGGTATAGGTAGTATTTATGGCGAGGGTGAAACAGAGGGTTAAAACAACCACTAAAACAAGATCTCGCAGGAGAAAAACCGGAGGAAACTCCGGTTATCTCGTGTGTAATGTATGCAAAGGTTCTGGTAGAATTAAGAACTGGCATAAGAAAAAATGAGAGACTTATCAAAAACACAGATTTGCTGTCTGATAGACGAATGGGTTATTGGTAGGAATGCAGAACGAGACAGAAAAATTCTGAAACGCAGGCTTGTGGATGGTTTGACATATGAACAATTAGCCGAAGAATTTGATATGTCAGTTAGGCAGATCGCAAATATTATTTACAAGCGGCAAAATATTATATTTCGACATGTGCCATTGGAGTGATCCAATGGCATATTTTATTAGATATTTAAAAGTTTTGTTGACATATGGTAATGCGCGCGCTATACTATGGATATCTTGAATTTACAAAAAGAGGAGGTTGTGTGATGAAGAAAATTTACATTGTATATCATGGGTGGGCATTTGGAGAGAAAATAGCCGAGTTTAACAGCAAGAAAAAGGCTATTGCATTTATTGAAAAGCAAGAAAATCCAGATGAATGGTGTTTTGATATAGAGCGGAGGTCTGATAATGTATAAACAATATATTATGACTGAAACTGAAATCAAAAAAGCTCGCAATCGCCTGTCAGAAATGCGCAAGATAGCATTAATGAGCCGGGATGCGGGAGATAGGGGCGATAACCTTGAATGGTATCTTAGAGCCAAAGGTTTTGAAGAAGCTTTGAAGATGCTAGGGATAATAAACAATCCAATATAATTGCATAAAAATTGCCGCTGAACTTCATGGTTCAGCGGCTTTTTTGTTGTTAGCATGGCGGTAAGAGGTGTAAACAATGGCTTACATAAAATACAATCCAAATCCCACAAGCAGAAACGTCGGTGACTGCGCTGTAAGAGCCGTTGCAAGGGCGTTAGACACTGATTGGGAGACAGCTTATACACTTATCGCTACAAACGGATACAGAATGGGCGATATGCCGTCTTCTGACAGCGTGTGGGGATCTGTTCTGCGGCAGAATGGATTCTATCGCAAGGCAATACCGAATATGTGTCCTGACTGCTATACGGCAGAAGATTTTTGCCGTGATAATCCGGTCGGCACGTACGTCCTTGCTTTTGGAGGGCACGTTGCAACAGTAGTCGATGGTGATCTTTACGATTCTTGGAACAGCTCTCAGTGCGTTCCTGTGTACGTCTGGCATAGGAGAAACTAAATCATGGCATATAATAATTACTTTCCCGCAACATATCAGCCTTTTTATCCACAATACCCGCAACAGCCGCCCGTTCAGGGCATGGCGCAACAGCCTCAACAACAGATGATGACCCCGCCGACTATCCGTGCGGAAATCGTGCAGGTCGGCAGCAGGGCTGAAGCGCTGAACTTTCCTGTGGGAGCAGGACAGACGCAAATGATGATCATGCGGGATGATTCCGCGATCTTTATAAAGTCTGCTTTTGCAAATGGCCAAGCAAATCTTGATGAATATATCAGAAAGCCCAAGGAGCCTGAGAAGCCTGCGGCAGACTACATAACAAGAGAAGAATTTGAGCAAAGGATTTCAGCATTGCAAAGGAAGGTGGTAAATAATGAGCCTATTTCAGTCGCTAGGACAACAGCCGCAACAGCAACAGCCGCAGAATCCGGCACAGATGCTCCAGCAGGTAAAGGCTGATCCCGCCACGTTTCTTAAACAGCAAGGATTCAATCTCCCGCAGGGTGTAAATGTTCATGATCCGGGTGCTATCATAAACAGCCTCATGCAATCCGGGCAGATTCCGGGCGGCAGATATCAGCAGGCTATGCGGATGCTTCAGGGAATGAGGCACAGATGATTCTGTATCTTACATTGACGGGTGCGCAACGTTGATGAGGATAAATACAAACACTGGCTATCGAATGAGATAGTCACTCACCGCAAAAATTTAGCGGTAGAAAGGAAAAATTTATGGCACTTACTGATGATAACAGCGGAATCGGCGCAACGATGCTTGTAGGCCCGACTGGATATCCTGCTATGGGTGGAAACTATGGTGGCGGTTTTGGCTTCGGCGGCGACTGGGCGTGGATCCTTCTGCTTCTGCTGATCGGCGGAAACGGTTGGGGCATGGGCGGTTTCGGCGGCGGATTCGGTGGCGGTCTGGGAATTGATTTCCCGTGGCTTCTGAACGGTCAGAATGGCATCAATAACAACGTTAACGACGGCTTCCGGGATGCACAGCTTCACGACTCCGTAACTTCTGTCAGGGATGGCGTAAGCAATCTGGCAACTCAGCTTTGCGGATGCTGTGGAGATATGCAGATGGCTATTGCGAACAGCACAGCAGGTATTCAGCAGTCCCTTTGCAATGGATTTGCAGGAACCACTGCAGCTGTAACTGGCGCTCAGAATGCTATCTCTCAGCAGATGAACGCTAACGAGATTGCAAACCTGAACAGGTCCTTTGCTGAACAGACTGCGAATATGCAGGGCTTCAATGGTGTAAATTCCGGCGTTGCCGACCTTCGTTACACAGTAGCAACTGAGGCTTGCGCGGATCGTGCGGCGGTTGGTGATGCGCTTCAGAATGTCACCATGCAGAACATGGGCAACACCAACGCAATCGTTTCTGCTATCACGGCAGGCATCCAGTCTATCAAGGATGATCTGTGTCAGGATCGTCTGGATGCTGAGCGCAGAGAGAATCAGAACCTTCGCTCTGAGCTTATGTATGCACGCGGACAGGCTTCTCAGGTTGAGCAGACTGCACAGCTTCTGGCAAACAATAACGCACAGACGGCACTGTTCCAGCAGGGATTTGCAAACGAAGTTGATGCGCTGTACAACAGACTGAGTTCTTGCCCAGTTCCGACAACTCCGGTGTATGGTCGCACTCCCATTTTCACCTGCAATAACAACGGGTGTGGATGTGGTAACGGTTTTGCCAACTGAATGAGGTGACGCTATGGCAAAGTATCTTACAAGTACGGATCAGAATGTTGCTTTAAATAATACGATTCCGTTTAACATTGTGTCTATTCCGTGCAATAAGGGATGCGTGATTCCGATTGCCACCGGAGTTCTTACTTTAAAAGGCGGAGCAAATCAGTTTGCGAGATACGAAGTTGAGGTAAAAGCGA